TATTATTCAATGATGTCCTTAAGATACAGGACAATTGTCAATATGAGTGATTTTGTTACTACAGATAAGAAAGAAGGAATTCCAGATGAATCAATGGACAATATATTAGATTTACCGGAGATCATCAGAAAAGATAGATCGAACACTTTGGGTTTAATGATAATGATATATTTGGAAGATAAGAGGTCAACTTCAAAAATGTTACAGAATGTGAGATACATTGTAATGAATTCCATTTCTATATTTCCTAAGATAGTCTCAGCTATGGATAAATTAATAGAACCTATCCGTTCTCCATTGCAATTATATCTGATCAAAAGATTGGCCATGTTTGCAGATAGAATGAGAAATTGGACTGTGAGAGGAAATGCAATGTTCGGCAGCATAAGATTTGATTATGTCAATCACATGTTTTTAGACAAGCATGGTGGATCAAACATAAGATTATTTAGACCATTGATTATAGATGAGTTGCCAACTGGAGAATTTAGTGAAATACTCTGTGAGATGTATTTCACTATGTTATTCAATAAAAATCAAGATGACCCAACTCATGCTAGTTTTCAGATATTAGAAAAAATATTAGAGGGTGAAAAATCTTATGAAGAGTCCAAAATGCAAAACATGCACTTGGGTTATGATGGGATTGATGATACTGAATTTGCAAAAAAAGTTCTTTCTAAAGCTAAGACCCACATCTTCTCATCAAGAGCCATGGAAATTGGTTCTAGATTACTGAGACAACAAAGAGGAGATGTTTTTGGTGATGAAATATTATCATCTGCAGTTAGACCAAATATGAATAAGACTCTAGATGAATTTGCTACTTATAAATCTTCATCAACCAAAGTCAGTGAAAAATATGATCAAAAAAAGAGTAGGCAAAATCCAAGAAGAAGATGTATCGAAGGAGTTTTAGATCTTTTGGAAGGGGATTGTATCAACAGTTTTGATGTCGTGAATAAATACAAAGATGAGGAAACATATTATCATGTCTTCAAGAAGAACCAGATTGGTGGTGTTAGAGAAATATTGATCTTACCTATGACCAATAGAATCAGAATAAATGTTCTAGAGACTTTATCAAGAAATATATGTCATTTTGATCAAAGAGAGATCTTAACACACGGGCAGATAAAAAATGAGGCAATAAAAGCTTGTTTATATTCTGCAAAAAAATTACCTAAATCTAGAGCACAGGTTCATATAACTATGGATAAAACTAAATGGGGCCCAAGTTTTGTGCCAATACAATTTTTGTATTTGTTCACTCCTTTTAAAGAACAGCTTGGAGATTTCTTTCCTTTCATAATTG